GAAGTGACTCCATTTGCTCGTGCTATGCCTGAGGAATGGAAGACTGACAATACTATTGATACATTTGAGGCATATAAGAGGTATATTGCATCCAAACCTTGGGTGTCTGAAAACTATCTTCGTATGCCTCAAAGGCGTCCAGAATGGGTGTAAATAACTCATTTACTAAATAGTATTATACTACGAGGTTTAATAAATGAGTTGCGTTTATCAGATAAGAAACAAAATAACAGGAGAAAATTACATAGGTTCTACTGAAAAAAATTATATGCTTAGATTTGCTAAACATGTAACTATGTGCAATAGCAATAAAATGGATTGTCCTAAACTTTATGATAATTTTTTAAAGTATGGATACCATAATTTTGTTATTGAAGTCGTCAAGTGGATACACGAAGATGAAGAGATCAAAAAAGTAGAACAAGAATATTGCGAATGGTTAAAACCTTCTTTAAATTCTTTATGGGGAACAAAACACACCAAAGATTCTATTGATAAAATGCGTAAATCGCAAAGAGAATATTGGTCTAAAAATTCACATCCAAGAAAAGGCATTCCTTTTACTGAGGAACATAAAAAAAATCTTTCAAAATCTATGTGTAAAAAATGTTGTGCTGATGGTATAATTTATGAATCTGTAAAAGAGTGTGCTAAAATACTTGGTATCCATAGAGATACTGTAAGTTGGAGAATGAGAAGTAAATCTTTTCCAAATTATTATTACCTTTGATTTTTATTTTTTGATATGGAAATTACTGAAACTAAACCATTCCTCTGGGTTGAAAAGTGGGCACCAGAATCTGTTGATGATTTGATTCTTACTAAAAGTGTAAAGGAGTTTTTTACTAATGTAGTAAATGAAGGACAACTGAATCAAAATCTTATTTTGCAGGGTTCTCAGGGTTGTGGCAAAACGCAGACTATTAAAACTCTTTGTAAGATTACAAAACAAGATGTTTTGTTTTTGAATGGTTCTTCTGAGGGTAGATATTTGGATACTATCCGCAATCAAGTCATTAACTTTGGAACTACGGTTTCTATGTTTAGTGATAAGAAAAAGGTAGTGTTTTTTGATGAGTTTGATGGAACAACTAATGATGTAATGCTCTGTCTTCGTGGAGTAATTGAACAACTTCATAATAATGTATGTTTTATTTTCACTTGCAATAATCTTAATAAAATTATTGAACCAATTCAGTCAAGGTGTGTTGTTCTCAAATACACTCCCATTCCAAAGAATGAAAAACCTGAGTTGATGGTTTCTATTTTCAATAGGATGTCTCATATCCTTGACGAGGAAAATATTGATTATGATAAAAAAGTTGTAGCAGAACTAATCAAAAATTATTTTCCTGATACAAGGCAACTTCTCAATACTCTTCAACGTTACTCAACTGGTGGTAAGATTGACTCTGGCATTCTTGCTTCGTTCTCTGACGTATCTGTAAATGAACTTATCAAAAACCTCAAAGATAAAAACTTTACTGAGGTCAGAAAGTGGGTGGTCTCCAACTTGGACAACGATGCTTCTAGTCTACTTCGCAGGGTTTATGACGCCTGTTATGATTGCCTTACACCCCAATCTATCCCTGCTGCCGTTCTTGTTATTGCTAAGTATCAATACCAATGTGCGTTCGTTGCTGACCAAGAGATAAATCTTATTGCTGCATTAACTGAAATTATGTGTGAGTGTGAATTCAAATGAACGTAAAACTAATTCGTATGTGGTCTGGTGAAGATGTCATTGCAGACCAAGTTGGAGATTTAGGGGACAAGATTGTTATCCGCAATCCAATTGTTGCTATCCCTACTGGAAATGGTCAAATGGGATTTGCTCCCTGGTCTCCTCTTTTAAAAGATAAAGATGTAGATTTGGAAGTTACTAAAACTTATGTCGTTTACATTTCTGAAGCGCAGGAGCAAATTGTGGAACAATATGAAGAAATGTTTTCTTTGATTAAATCTCCAAGTAAAAAATTGATTGTTTGATTATGAAAAACAAAAAACTCAAAGCATTAATACAAAAACCATTAAGGTTTCATCACCAAGATATTCACGAAGAACTTGATTTACTTAAAAAGCATCAAGTTAAATCTAAATGGTGCTACATTTTTTGGGGTGCTATGGCAGTCGCCGTGGTTGGTGGACAGATTTATGTCGGTTCTGGGTATCGTGAATTGGCTTCTGCTACAAAGACATCTCAAATTTCTGTGAGGTGTATTGTAGAATGAAAGTAAGAACTTTTCCACTTAAAACATGCTTGAGGTATCCTGGTGGAAAATCTAAGGCAACTAAAACTCTTGCTCCTTGGTATCCCGAAAACTTTAAAGAGTATCGGGAACCTTTTATTGGCGGAGGTTCTGTTGCTTTCTATACTACTCAAGCATATCCAGATGTTCCTATCTGGATTAATGATTTGTATGTTCCTCTTTATAACTTCTGGGTTCAACTCCGTGATAATGGAGAAGAACTTTCGGAACTTCTGAAGGAAATTAAAACCAAAGTATCTGATTTTGGAACTCAAGATGAGAAAGATGCTGCTCATAAAGAACTATTTGACCAAACTCGTGTAGATATCAATACTCAAGAGGGTCTTGAGAGGGCAGCAAGTTTCTTTATTTTAAATAAATGCAGCTTTTCTGGTCTTACCGAGAATAGTACTTTTTCACCGACAGCATCTCGATCTAATTTTTCTTTTGTTGGTATTGAGAAACTAAAAGGATATTCCAAATTGATGAAGAATTGGAAGATTACAAATATTGATTACTCTGAAGTGATGAATGCACCTGGGGAAGATGTATTTGTATTCTTAGACCCCCCTTATGATATTAAGGATTTCCTTTATGGTAAGGATAGGGAAATGCATAAATCATTTGACCATGATATTTTTGCCAAGAATGTTTATGAGTGTCCCCATAAGTTTATGATTACATACAATGTTAATGATAGACTTTTGGAACTGTATAAGGATTATGAATTAAATTATTGGAAACTTCGTTATTCTATGGCACATCGTGGTGACAAAGGAACGAATGAAAATGTAAAAACAGAATTGTTGGTAACTAACTACCCAATTGTAAAAAGTAATCCTTTGGAGAGTCTTCTTTATGCCTGAACTTAAAGATTGGTTAAACTCAATTAACTTCACGAAAGAAGATTTGAGTGAAGACATTAAAGATTACCCACCGTATATTGTTAATAAGTGTTTGTCTGGTCATATTGATTGCGTTCTTTTCTCCAATGAGATGAATATGAATTCTCATCTGAGCAAAGATATGCAATATTCTTTTTATCTAAATAGTCTTAGGAAACGGAAGAGATTTTCTCCCTGGCTCCGTAAAGATAAAGTCAAAGATTTAGAATGCATTAAACAATACTATGGTTATAGTAATGAAAAGGCATCTCAAGCTTTGAAGATTCTTAATAAAGAACAAATAGATTTTATTAAACAACGACTTGAAACTGGCGGAACGAAATGACTACTCAAACAATTGAACCACAAGTAAACTGGTCTCCCGATATGATGGTGGAGGTCGTTTTGAATGAACCAGATGATTTTCTGAAAGTTCGTGAAACTTTGACTCGTATTGGAGTTGCATCCAGAAAGGAGAAAAAACTCTATCAGTCTTGCCATATTCTGCATAAGCAGGGTAGATATTATGTTGTTCACTTCAAAGAACTGTTTGCTTTAGATGGTAAACATGCAAACCTTACGGTAAATGATGTTCAGAGACGCAATCGCATCACTCGTCTCTTGTCTGATTGGGGTCTTATTACTGTTGTAAAAGAAGACTCTATTTCAGATATTGCTCCTTTGAATCAAATTAAGGTTCTTGCTTACAAGGATAAGAATGATTGGATTTTGGAACAGAAGTATAATATTGGTAAGAAGGGAAAAACTGCTGAAGAGGCATAAATATATTTGAGACCTTTCGTGCGGTCTCTACAAAAGTCGGAACACCCTAAAAAGAGGTTGGGTCTTTACCCTTCCTCTTTTTTTCGTTTCTTATATAATTAGTATTGATCGCCTCATAGGGATCACACAATCAAACCTCGCTTTTAAAGGAGCTACAATAATGACTAACCTCGCACGGTATACTGCGTCTGACCTTCCCAGCCTTTTGGATAAGATTACTCGCAACAGTATTGGGATGGATGAGTATCTTGATCGCATCTTTAATGTTCATGAAACTACATCAAACTATCCACCATACAATCTTGTTCAGATAAGTAATGTAGAATCACATCTAGAAATTGCTCTTGCTGGATTCAAAAAGGAGGAAGTTCATGCGTACACAGAGTATGGAAAACTTTTTGTCGAAGGACAAAAATCAGATTCCGAATCGGACAAGACGTTTATCCACAAGGGACTGGCTCAAAGAAGTTTCAAACGAGCCTGGACTTTATCCGACGACACCGAAGTATCCAACGTCACATTCGAAGACGGACTCCTCAGAATTGAATTGAAAAAAATTGTTCCAGAGCATCATCAACGTAAAGATTATCTATAAATATAACTGAATATCGTCGGCGCAGGGGAACGACTGGCAAAATCCAGTTGACTTCCCCTCTTTTTATTGGTATAGTGGTTGGAGGTAATGGAGTATCATGAGTGTAAAACTTGTTATTTTGAAGTCGGGGGAGGACGTAATTGCAGACGTTCAGGAAATGATTGTTGGAAATCCTGAATATCCCGAAAAACAAAAAGTAGTTGGATACTTTTTTCACAAACCTTGTGTTGTAAGAGTAAAAACACCACAAGAAACCGAGGAAAAATCATATCAGATTAGTTTATTTCCTTGGATTCCTTTATCAAAGGACACTAAAGTTCCCGTTATTAATGATTGGGTTATTACTATTGTTGAGCCAATTGAAACCCTGAAAAAAATGTATGAAAACGACATCTTAAAAAAGGAAAGTAATGATGATAAAACTAATTTTTCTACTGAACAATCAGATTCTAGTATCTCAAATTGAGGAAGTTCCATCGGAACTTGGAGAACCTGATTGTAAACTTATTGATCCATTCATTCTGAATGAAAAAGACGAGACTTTAACACCATGGCTTGTCAATATTTCATCTCAAAATACTTTTATGATTCATTCGGATAAGATTTTGACGATTTGTGATCCTAAACCAACCCTTGTAGAAAAGTATCAAAGTTTGATTAAATGAGATTTTATACCAATGTGCAGATGATCGGGAATCAATTTCTCGTTCGTGGTTATGAGAATGGTAAACATGTTATGTTCAAAGAAGAGTATTCACCTACTCTATTTGTTCCTTCTAAACGAGAATCAAAATACAAAACTCTTGAGGGTGATAATGTAGAACCAATTCACCCAGGTTCAGTCCGAGATTGTAGGGAATTTTACAAAAAATATGAAAATGTAGATGGATTCAAAATCTATGGAAATGATAGATATGTATCTCAATACATTTCAGATAAGTATCCTGAGGATGAAATTAAGTTTGATATTGCAAAAATCAAACTTGTAACTCTTGACATTGAGGTTGCTTCTGAGAACGGATTCCCCGATACGGAATCTGCCTCTGAGGAGATTTTGGCTATTACAATTCAGGATTATGCTACAAAAAATATTATTACTTGGGGTATTCATCCCTTTAATAATAAACAATCCAATGTAACTTACATTGAGTGTGGGACTGAGCAACTTCTTCTGCAAAGGTTTATTGACTATTGGGATGCAAATATCCCAGAAGTAATCACTGGTTGGAATATCCAGTTTTATGATATTCCTTATATCTGCCGTCGTCTCAACAGAGTGCTTAATGAAAAGCAAATGAAGAGATTTTCTCCGTGGGGACTTGTTACTGAGAATGAAATCTTCGTGAATGGTCGTAAGCAGATTTATTATGATACGGGCGGAATTACCCAACTAGATTATCTTGACCTTTATAAGAAGTTTACTTATAAAGCTCAAGAATCTTATCGTCTTGACCACATTGCCGAAGTTGAACTCGGTCAGAAAAAACTAGACCACAGTGAGTTTGATACATTCAAGGAGTTCTATACTAAGAATTGGCAGAAATTTGTAGAATATAACATCGTTGACGTAGAACTTGTTGACCGTTTGGAAGACAAGATGAAACTGATTGAGTTGGCAATTACTATGGCATATGATGCTAAGGTAAATTATGCTGATGTTTTCTACCAAGTGCGAATGTGGGATAACATTATCTACTCTTATCTAAAGAAAAGAAACATTGTAATTCCACCCAAGGAAAGAAGTGCAAAGGATGAAAAGTATGCTGGTGCATATGTGAAAGAACCAGTTCCTGGTGTTTATGATTGGGTGGTTAACTTTGACCTTAATTCACTATATCCTCACTTGATTATGATGTATAACATCTCACCAGAAACTCTTCTGGAAGATAAGCACCCAACTGTATCTGTTGACAAGATTCTCAATCAAGAAATCAACTTTGAGTTGTATAAGGATAGTGCAGTGTGTGCTAATGGTGCAATGTTCCGCAAGGATTTCCGAGGAATGCTTCCTGAATTGATGGAGAAGATGTATAACGAGCGTGTCATCTTCAAAAAGAAAATGATTGAAGCAAAGAAAGCATATGAGAAAACTCCCACCAAAGAATTGGAAAAGGAGATTGCTCGTTGCAATAATATTCAGATGGCAAAGAAGATTTCTCTAAACTCTGCTTATGGTGCCATTGGAAATCAATACTTTCGTTATTATAAACTAGCAAATGCGGAAGCAATTACTCTTTCTGGACAGGTTGCTATCCGTTGGATTGAAGGTAAGATGAATTCTTATCTTAATAAGATTCTGAAAACAGAGGGAGTTGATTATGTTATTGCTTCGGATACTGATTCCATTTATCTTAATATGGGTCCTTTGGTTGAAACTGTATACAAAGGGAGAGAGAAAACTACTGAAGGCATTGTTTCGTTCCTTGATAAGGTCTGTAGTATGGAACTTGAAAAGTATATTGAAAGTTCTTACCAAGAATTGGCTGACTATGTGAATGCATATGACCAAAAGATGTTCATGAAACGTGAGAACATTGCTGACCGTGGAATTTGGACTGCTAAGAAACGATACATTCTCAATGTGTGGGATAGTGAGGGTGTTCGTTATACTGAACCAAAACTCAAAATGATGGGCATTGAAGCAATTAAATCATCAACTCCAGCACCATGTCGTCAGATGATTAAAGATGCATTGAAACTTGTTATGAATGGAACTGAAGATGACGTAATTGACTTCATTGAAAAGAGTAAGATTCAGTTTAAGAAACTTTCTCCAGAGCAAATCTCATTCCCACGTTCTGCCTCTGATGTTCAGAAGTATTCTTCAAGTTC